CTATATCGTTGCATATGAAAAACGTAATAGCTTTATCACTAACTTAGCTTTAGATCAAGATGGTAATACGTTAGTATTATTCCAATATGTTGAAAAGCACGGTAAACCTCTATATGATATGATTAAGAAGAAAGCTCATGCTCGTAGACAGATATTCTATGTGTCAGGTGAGACAGGAGCAGACGTAAGAGAAGACATCAGAAAGATTACTGAAACTCAAAAGAATGCTATCATTGTTGCATCACTTGGAACATTCAGTACTGGTGTCAATATTAGAAACCTGCATAACGTGATATTTGCAAGTCCATCTAAATCTCAAATTAAAGTACTACAGTCAATTGGCCGTGGTCTTCGTAAGTCTGATAACGGTCAAGCAACTAAACTATTTGATTTAGCTGATGACTTACATTGGAAAGCACGTAAGAACTATACATTACTACATGCAGCAGAGCGTATGAAGATATACGGTAAAGAAAAATTTAAATATAAGATATATGAAGTGGATATATAATGAAAGACGAAGAATTGAATGACGTAAACATTCAGCACTTTAAACTAATTAATGGAGATGAACTTATTGCATTAGTACGTGGAAGTGAAGGTTCAAGGATTTTACTTGAGTTTCCTTTAATGCTTAATGTAATGCCTATGGGTAGTGGTAAAGAATCTTTCTACTTTACTGAATGGATGCCTATGACTAAAGATGACGTGATACAAGTATATGCAACTAGTATTATATCTCATAGCGAATGCACAGACGAATTTAAAGAACATTATATTCGAACAGCTCTTAAGTTTAAGCAGACAGAAGCTCCAAAATACAACTATACTGAGGATGATATATATGATGACGATGATGAAGAGTATGATAACGTAATACCTATAAAGACTACCATCCACTAAGGTAGTATACTCCTCCTCCTCAACAACCACTCTTTAATTATACCATACTTTGCCAACTTTGTACACGGCTAAATGCGTATAATATGAAAATAATTTAATAAAATAATAGTGTACATTTCCTTAGAATCGTAGTATAATATACTTAACGCGATAAAATATACTAGGAGTATATAATGACAAAAATCAAACCAAAGAACAAACCTCATTATGTCAACAATAGAGAATTCTCTTACTCTGTAGTTGATTATGTAACGAAAGTTAATGCAGCACAAGAAGCAGATTTACCTTTGCCAATTGTACCTGATTACATTGCACAATGCTTTCTTAAAATATCAGAAGGTTTATCACACAAATCTAACTTTATTCGTTATACCTATCGTGAAGAAATGGTAATGGATGCAGTTGAGAATTGTTTAAAAGCAATAACAAACTATAACATTGAAGCTGCTACTCGTACAGGTAATCCTAATGCGTTTGCTTACTTCACTCAGATATGCTATTACGCATTCTTACGCCGTATTGCAAAAGAAAAGAAACAGCAAGATATCAAATTCAGATGGATTGAAAAAGCTGGTGTTGATGACTTCTTATCTTATGGTGATGCAGACACAGGTGGTACACCTGGTGGAACTGAACGTGCTTTCGTTGAAGAGCTACGTGGAAGAATCGATAAGATTCGTGAAGTTGATAACTCATTAAAAGAGTTTGGTAAGAAAGAGAAAGCAGAAGAGAAAGAGCGTAAAGCAAAGGGTCTCGAACTGTTTATGGGTGCTTAACATGCCACGTATTACAGTATTTGGAAATGGCTTTGTAGGATCTTCTTATGCAGATCTATTTGAAGAGAACGGCTATAACGTTATTCGTGTAGATCCTGCACAAGGTCTGATGCCTACAAAGGAAGCTTACTTAAGACCTTCTATTGTATGTGTACCAGCTCCTACTCTCGAAGATGGAACTGTTGATTATTCTATCATAGATGATATTATCAGTAAGGTTAAACGACCTATACTCATTAAAAGCACTATACTTCCTGATTATGCAGAGAAGATTAGTAAGAATGATCCTAACTTAATATACTCACCTGAATTCTTAACAGCTTCTAATGCAGCAGCTGATATAAGATCTCAAAAGGATGTAGTATTAGGTGGTAGGAATACATTGTTCTGGGCGTTATTGTTTAAAGCTATTGGTAAAAATATTCATAGAACAGATGCAAGAAGCGCATCATTCATGAAGTATACAGTTAACACCTTTCTTGCTACTAAAGTTGCATTTATGAATGAGCTGTATGAACAATATGGTGGAGACTGGAAGGGTCTTAAGTCTCTATTAGAATTAGATCCTAGATTAGGTACATCACATTTTGATGTGCCAGGACCTGATGGAGAACGAGGGTTTGGTGGAGCCTGTTTCCCAAAGGATGTACAAGCATTCTTAAAATTCACATCAAACGAAATGAGCGTTTTAGATAAAGCACAATCAGCTAATAAAAAGTGGAGAGCATAATGAGTTATAGTGTATTATTAACAGGTCACGAAGGATACGTTGGCAGTCATCTATTAACTGAACTTGGTAAAAGAAATATTATTGTTGGTACTATTGATGGAGATTTACTTGATGTAGATTGGGAATCAAAGAGTAAACAATTTGATATGGTAGTTCATCTTGCAGGTCTTGCAGGTGTTCGTAGATCATTTAGAGAACCTGAAGAATACTATAAGAATAATGTTGAACTATCAAGACGTATCTTTAAATACTGTGAACGAACACGAACTGAAGTAATGTATGCATCTTCATCTAATGCACATGAATGGTGGTTAAATCCATATGCAACCACTAAACAAATGATTGAAGAAATGGCATCAATGCTTACTGTTCGCCATATCGGAATGCGCTTTCATACTGTCTGGCCAGGACGTACTGATATGCTATATGAACGATTGCGCCGTAACGAAGTTGATTATATTAATGCTGATCATTTTAGAGATTGGATTCATATTGATGATTTAACAAATGGCATATGTACAATCATGCAAAAATGTTATATAATGGACAAGAAGGTAGTTGATATCGGTACCGGTCATGTAACTCCAGTATCTGAACTTGCTAAGAAGTTTAATTTTACAGGTGAGTTTCGTAAAGGTGAAGCACCAGGTGAGCGTATGGCAACACGCGCTGATATACAATACCTACTAGATTTAGGTTGGACTCCTAAACATAACATTATGAACGAAGGTTAATATATGAAAGTAGCAATTCTTAACGATACGCATGCTGGCTGTCGGAACTCATCGGATATCTTTATTAAGTACCAGGAACGCTTCTATAATGAAGTGTTCTTTCCGTACATGGAAAAGCATGATATTAAACAAATCTTGCATCTAGGTGATTACTATGATCATCGTAAGTATGTAAACTTCAAAGCTCTAAACTCTAATCGTAAAGTGTTCTTAGACCGTATACGTGAACTTGGTATCCATATGGATATAATCCCAGGTAATCACGATGTGTTCTATAAGAATACAAACGATTTGTGCTCATTAAAAGAGTTGCTAGGTCATTATACGTCCAATGTAAACATTATTATGAAGCCTAAAGTTCTTGACTATGATGGTTGTTCTATTGCTGTAGTTCCATGGATCAATAATGAAAACTACGCTGAGTATACAGATTTCATTAGAAACTGTAAAGCATCTATACTTGGTGCACACTTAGAATTAGTTGGCTTTGATATGATGAAAGGCATGCCGAACACTCATGGTATGGGTACTGAACTATTCGATAGATTTGAATTAGTTATGTCTGGTCATTTCCATACTAAATCTAATCAAGGCAATATCCACTATCTCGGTGGACAAATGGAGTTTACATGGTCTGATTGTGATGATGATAAGTACTTTCATATCTTTGATACTGAAACACGTGAACTTACACCTGTACGAAATCCTATTACTATTTTCAAAAAAGTAGTGTACAATGATCAAAAAACAGAGTATAATACATATGACGTAGAGACTCTTAAGGATAAGTTTGTCAAAGTTGTGGTTGTCAATAAGTCTGAGCCATATCTGTTTGATAAATTCATTGATCGTATCCAAGGAGTTGATACTCACGAATTAAAGATTGCAGAAACCTTTGATGAGTTCTTAGGTGAGAATGTAGCTGACTCTGAGATTTCTATCGAGGATACCACTACATTACTAGACTCATATGTAGATGCTGTAGATACAGATTTGGATAAAGATCGGATTAAGACTATGATGCGTGGATTATATGTAGAAGCACAGAACCAGGAGATCGTTTAGTATGATTAGGTTTAAGAGTGTTAGTTGGCAGAACTTCTTGTCAACTGGCAATGATATGACTACTATTCAATTAGATAGATCGCCTACTACACTTATTGTAGGTCAAAATGGTGCAGGTAAATCAACTTTACTTGATGCATTGTCATTTGGTTTGTTTGGTAAACCACATCGTGATATTAATAAACCACAACTTGTCAATACCATTAACAATAAACAATGCATTGTTAAAGTAGAATTTCAAATTGGCGTACACGACTTTGAGATCGTACGTGGCATTAAACCAAATCTGTTTGAGATTTATCAGAATGGTAATATGATCAATCAATCTTCTATGGCACGTGACTATCAGAAGTTTCTTGAGCAAAACATTCTAAAGCTTAATCATAAGTCATTTCATCAGATTGTTGTTCTAGGTTCATCTTCATTCATTCCATTCATGCAGCTCCCGGGTGGGCACAGGCGTGACGTCATCGAAGATCTGTTAGACATTAATATCTTCTCTAAGATGAATACTATTCTTAAAGAACGTAGTGCTGTTATCAGAGAGAAGCTTAAAGATATTAATTACAATATCGATTTGATGAAAGAAAAGATTTCTATTCAGCGTAAGTATATTAAAGATATTACTGAGATGAACGATGAGCAAATCAAATCTAAGCGGTCTTCTATATCTTTATTTCAAACTGAGATAACTGATATGCAAGCAGCAAACAATGATTATTCTACATCGATTGAAAGTCTACAAGAAGGACTTAATGATCGTATGAAGAAAGCACATGATAAGAAACAATCGTTGATGCAGTATCAAGCACAGTTTCAAACTCAAATGAAGACTGTAGTAAAAGAAGCTAAGTTCTATGAGACTAATGATAAATGTCCTACATGTACACAAGATATTGATACAGCAATCAAGGAAGAAAAGCTAGAGTTCTCTAAGAATAGAGCAAAAGAACTTCAAGAGGGCATGACAAAGGTCGGTGAACAGGCATCAGTAATAGATGAAACTATCAGCGAACTCAATGATATTACTGATAGCATTAGAAAGAATACTGCTGGTATTACAACTAACAATCGTGACATTGAAAGGTTACAGACACAAATCACTAAGCTTGAAGGTGAGATCTCAGGATTAGAATCACGCGAAGGTGATTTAGGTCAAGCTAATGCAGACCTTGAAACTCATTTCGAGAAAAGCAATACTCTGACTGAACTAAAGTTATCTATGGTTGATGAACGATCATATAATGAAGCTGCAGGTGAAATGTTAAAAGATGGCGGTATCAAAACAAAAGTAGTCAAAGAGTATCTGCCTGTAATGAATAAGTTAATCAATAACTATCTACAGGTTCTGGACTTCTTTGTAGCATTTGATCTTGATGAGAACTTTACTGAAACTATCAGATCACGTCATAGAGATACATTTAATTATGCATCATTCTCTGAAGGTGAGAAGCAACGTATCGATT